CCCTTCTTTTTTTGTGTAGAATTGAAAAAACCTATTTTTCCATGGACAGACAAGTTTTAAAAGGTTTGGTTCTCACTCTCAAAGCGATTGTTGAGGACTTGGAAGCAGAAGTTTTCTCTGATACTTCTGCATATACTTCAACGAGAAACACAGACTACGACGAAGTTTTCACTGACGGAGATGATGATGGATATCCAGACTGATTGGCGTTATAGTGATCAGAAAATGAAACTCAGACAAGAGTGTCTGAGCATTCTTTTGCAAAAGTTTGGATCTGAGTTGAATCCTGATGGGACATCTAAATATGGTAACCAGAGTATCTACGAGTGTGCCCATGACTGGGTATCTCAAGGAAATATGATAACTGCAGGTTTAGTTAAGTACTACGAGGTGTACTATGCGGTACAAGGATACAATTCGTCTAACCAAGGAGGCACTTAAGCAACCTTGGTTGTATACTGAAGAAGAATTAATCTATATGCGTAAAGCCAAGAAAGCGGCAAAGCGCGGTCTTAAAATGAAACAAATGAGGGAACTAGATGCAAAGCGTAAAACTGATTCAAGCGACACCGAATCCTGAAGAAACCATGGCGTATATCGCCAGGGTCTCTAATCCTAAAAATCAGGATAATCCGAGTTTTGAAGGATTGCTGAAGTACTGTATTAATCACGGACACTGGTCTGTATTTGAGCAAGCGTTTATGACGCTGGAAATTGAGACTACCCGTGCCATTGCGGCTCAAATTTTGCGTCATCGTTCTTTCACATATCAAGAGTTTTCCCAGCGGTATGCTGATTCTTCCCTACTCTCAGAGGCGATCCCAGTCCCAGAACTTCGTCGTCAAGACACCAAGAATCGTCAAAATTCTATTGACGACCTGGATCCTGAGTTTGTAAAACTGACTACTAGGCAGATTGACACCTATTTCAAGCAGGGTATGAGTTTGTATCAGCACCTGTTGGACTGTGGAGTCGCCAAGGAGTGCGCTAGAATGGTCCTTCCACTAGCGACTCCCACGAGGATCTATATGACTGGTTCCTGCCGTTCCTGGGTGCATTACATCACGCTTAGGAGTGCAAATGGAACCCAGAAGGAACACATGGAAATCGCTAATGCCGCAAAGGCAATTTTCTGCGAACAATTCCCAACTGTAGGTAAAGCACTTGAGTGGAATGAAAATTAATGCTGTCCGCTATGTCAGTGAACCTCCAGTAACTCCTTTTGCTCCAACTTGGGACTTCACTCTCGCTAACGCACAGATTGACATTGATCTTGATAAGTTAAAAGATTTGATTCTTGAAAAAGAAGTCGAAATTAAAGAAAAGTTTGTATCTGATTTGAATGATGGTCAAACGGGTCTTGGAACAGATAGTTTGACCGCCAGATTCAAATATTTCAATGTCTTGAAGTGGAATAGTCCTGAATGTAAAAAACTTCACGAGAGTATTCGTGAAATCCATACAAAATATTATGACACTTTGGTGGGTGGAGATATTCCACCCCTAAAAATTAGATGTTGGGCAAATGTTTTAAGGAAGGGAGAATTTATTGATAAACATTCACACGCTTATCATCCACACACCTATCTAAGCGGTCATTTTTGTGTAAGTACAACTAACACTTCAACTAACTATATTCCACCCTATACTGACTGGGGAGATGATATAATTGTAAAGAATAATCCTGGAGAATTGACACTATTTCCTACATGGTTGCCTCATTACACAACTAAGACTGAAGTAGATGAACCCAGAATTACTATCGCATTTGATATTGTTCCTTCCGAGGGATGTCTTCACCTCGATGAAGACAATCTGGTCGAACTCTAAATATTACATACACAATGTTTTGAAATGGCAACTTATCCTGTAAAGAATACCGTAACTGGTGAAACAAAAGAAGTGGTTATGAGTATCCATGATTGGGATCAGTGGAAACTTGATAACCCAGAATGGATTAGAGATTTCTCCGACCCTAGCACATGTCCTGGAGTAGGAGAAGTTGGTGAATGGAAGGACAAACTTCGTAAAAAGGCACCAGGATGGAATGATGTGCTTCGTAGAGCACAAAAAACTGGAAACAACCGTCAAAAACTTACCCTCGATTAATCCCTATGCCCAGAAAGAGAAAATCGTCTGAACCTATTGGTGTTGGTATGACTGCTAAACAGATGAGAAGGAAGAAACCGATTAATACGGACTTCCTTGTTGATATTACTCCCCTCACAGATAACCAAGAAACACTCTTCAAAAATTATCATCTTGGGAAAAACATTTTTGCATATGGGGCAGCAGGTACTGGTAAAACCTTTATTGTGCTGTATAATGCTCTTAAGGATGTTTTAGACGAAAACTCTCCTTATCAGAAAATCTATATTGTTCGTTCTCTGGTCTCGACTAGAGAGATTGGTTTCCTCCCTGGAGATCATGAGGACAAATCTGCTCTTTACCAGATTCCTTATAAGAATATGGTAAAGTATATGTTTGAACTGCCTACAGATTCTGACTTTGAAATGCTGTATGGCAATCTCAAGCAACAGGAGACCATTTCTTTCTGGTCTACATCTTTTATTCGTGGAACCACTCTTGATGATGCTATCATCATCGTTGATGAGTGTCAGAACCTGAACTTCCACGAACTTGATAGTATCATTACTCGTGTCGGTGAGAACACCAAGATTCACTTCTGTGGTGATGCTACTCAAACTGACCTTACAAAAACATATGAGCGTAACGGCATCCTGGACTTTATGAAGATCTTGGAACAAATGCCATCATTCTCGTCTATTGAATTTGATGTCAACGATATCGTTCGTTCTGGTCTCTGTAAGGAATATCTAACTACAAAACTGGCTCTTGGTATGTAATGTTTAATCATCTTGAAATTGACCTCCCTCGCTTAGAGAGAGACACCATTGATGGTGTGAGGTATTATGATACTCCTGATGCAAAGATGGTATCCATTACCTCTATCATCAGTTTTTATGAACGGGAAAAGTTTGCTAAATGGCGTAAACGGGTCGGTGATGAGGTTGCCAACGAGATTACTCGGAAGGCAACCCGTCGGGGAACCGACATGCATACTTTGACTGAGCATTATCTTAAGAACGAAGATCTTCCAGAGGTACAACCTCTTCCCGACTTCTTATTCAAGATTGCTAAGCCTACTTTGAATAAGATTGACAATATTCACACTCTGGAAGGTTCTTTGTACAGTAAAGAACTCGGTGTTGCTGGCACTGTTGACTGTATCGCTGAATATGAAGGCGAATTGGCGATCATCGACTTTAAAACCAGTAAGAAACCAAAACCAAGAGATTGGATTGATGGTTATTTCGTTCAATGTGCTGCTTATGCTTGTATGTATTATGAACTGACAGGAGTTCCTGTAAAGAAGTTTGTGATCATCATGTCATGTGAGGATGGTAGTTGCAAAGTTTATCAGGAATATGATAAACTTAAGTATATGAAGTTACTCACGAAGTACATCAGAAATTTTGTAGAATTTAAACTAAATGGAAAATGAACTAACCAAAGCTTTGGGCAAAAAATTCATGAATGCCTCAAAGTTCTCTTTGGAAATTGAGAATCTAGTCTTGCGTGAAAAGATTAATTATATTGAAGCAATCGTTCTCTTCTGCGAAGAAAATAGTATTGAAGTGGACTCCATCACCAAACTAATTTCAAAACCTCTCAAAGAGAAGTTGAAGCGTGATGCTATCGATCTCAACTTCATGAAAAAGACCACGAGAGCACGGTTGCCGCTCTAAATATACCAGGCAGAGGAGAAAAATGTCTGACTTCTTTGAATCGGAATTTGTCCAAGAGGCAATCCAAGATATTAACGAACTTCAGGAAGAAATCTATACTGAAGTGTTTGCGTTCGACAAGTTGGATCGTGAAGATAAGGTCAAGCATCTTGACAAACTCGACACTCTGCTGGAGAAGCAGAGGAATCTGTACACACGGATGACTCTCTCCGATGATCCTCGCGCAAAAGAAATGCGCGATAATGTCCGTAAGTCTGCTATAATGATGGGGTTCCCATCTGATGTGGACTGTGGGGTTCTTTTTGCCAACATGCAGAAAACCCTCGAAAATGTCAGGAAACAGATTTCTTGACATGGGCGATGGGTCCGCCCTATAATAGACCCGTACAAACCAAATCCATTTCACAAGCCAAATCCAATGTCTTTTGCATCCCTTAAGAAACAATCCTCCCTCGGTTCCCTGACTGCCAAACTGGTCAAGGAAGTAGAAAAAACCAATAAGGGAGGTGGCGCGTCTGACGATCGTCTTTGGAAACCCGAAGTCGATAAAGCAGGTAACGGTTACGCAGTGATCCGTTTCCTTCCTGCTCCTGAAGGTGAAGACCTTCCGTGGGCAAAAATGTACTCCCATGCCTTCCAAGGCACTGGTGGTTGGTACATCGAGAACTCTTTGACTACTATCGGTCAAAAAGATCCTGTCTCTGAACTCAACACGAGTCTCTGGAACAGTGGCACTGACTACGACAAAGAAACCGCTCGTAAGCAAAAGCGTAAACTGTCCTACTATGCCAACATCTATGTTGTGAAGGATCCCGCAAATCCTGACAACGAAGGCAAAGTTTTCCTCTACAAGTTTGGTAAGAAGATCTTTGATAAGATCATGTCTGCCATGCAACCTGAGTTTGAAGACGAAGATCCTATCAACCCGTTCGATTTTTGGGCAGGTGCAGACTTCAAGATCAAGATCAAGAAGGTTGCTGGATACTGGAACTATGATTCCTCTGAGTTTGCTCGTCCTGGTGCTCTCCTGGATGACGACGATGCCATGGAGGCAATCTGGAAGAAGCAATATTCTCTCGCTGAGATCGTAGATCCTTCCCAGTTTAAGTCCTATGAAGAACTGAAGAAGCGTCTCGATTATGTTCTCGGGACCTCTGCTGCTCCTAAGGCACCCGATCCTGAGGTTGTGAACGAAGAAGATGATTATGATTTCGCTTCCGTTCCTAAGGCAACTTCTTCGGCATCTGAAGACGAAGATGATGCTCTGAGTTACTTCCAGCGTCTTGCTGAAGAGTGAGTATAAATAGAGGGAGGGAATTCCCTCCCTTTTTTCTTTTGTAGTCTCATTAATTACAGAAATGGCATTTCAAGGTACACCATTTATTGTCACTTATGACGACGGTGACAACACCAACACTCAACAAATTGAGGTTGTTGCAGAATCTGCTGCTCTTGCAGAGCAAAGAGTAAGACATCTTTTCCCCTCCGCTCAAAACATTGTAGTCGCTGCTGCCTGATAAATGTCTCGCAATCAAGTCATTGTTTATAATGGAGATGATGGCTACTGTAATGTAGTCATTCCATCGACACAATGCGTTCTCTCTGACGAGGATATCATCGCAAAGGATGTCCCCGTTGCTGAGTATGCAGTGATCGATCACACCGAATTGCCCACCAAGACATTTAGAAACGCATGGAAATACAACCACTCAAGTTCGACTGTGGATGTGGATCTTGCAAGTGCCAAAGAAATAACGACCAAACTTCTGGAGGATCGTTATCTGGCAACGGAGAAACAGAACGAGGAGATCACGAGAGTCGCCAATATGAGAGGGCAGACTCCAGAACTTCTTGATAATCCCGCAGTTCCATACTCTACCATTAACGCTAAGAAAAGCGTCAATGGTTTACTTAGTCTTCTTTAAGACAAATCGTTATAAGCAACCTTTCCAGTGTTGGAGCTGTATTGAGAAGATTCTTGATACTGTAAAACCTCTCTAACTTCTTCAAGGAACCGTCCTAGGAACTCTTTTCTGAGTACTCGGATGGTTCTTTTTTCATTGTTTTTTCTAGTTTCAATCAACCAGTTAGACACACCTACTACTGGTCTGATTGTTTGTCCGATGTTGTCTGGGTCTGGAATCGTGAAGTTTGAGTCAACTACTTGACCTGCAGGTAAAAGAAGTCTACCTTTATCATCTAGGACTTCTTTGGTCTCATATCTTCTGGTAGCATTTAGATCCTCTCCATACTTCTCTGCAGCATAGTCATAAAGAAGTCTGGATG